TGGGTGTACGGAAATGCACGGGTGTCCGGAGATGCACGGGTGTCCGGAAATGCACGGGTGTCCGGAGATGCATGGGTAGAAAAACAGGAAGACATTATATTTACAGCCGCAAAATTCGGTACTATATTCCGCACAACCACAGCGTATCGGACAACAGATGGGATACGGATTAATTGCGGATGCTTTTTCGGAAATTTGGAGGAGTTTCGCGAACAGATTATCCAGACGAGAGATGGACGGATGCGTAAAAAGTATCTGCACCATGCAGATGAGATCGAAATGTATTTTGATCTGGATTTAGAAAAGGAGGAAAAAGAATGGTGGTAAAGCAGATTACATATCAAGAAGCCGTCGAACTTATGATGTTCGGCGGGCGTGAGGACATTGTGGTGTCATTACCACAGCCATTGTCCGAACTGAAGCCGTTGGAAATCCGTAATCTTGCGAATGCCGGAGCGGTGTTTTTCGTTTCGGATGAAGATGCAATTAAGGAGGGAAAACAGAATGTCGATGAAGATTAATAAGCTCGAAATCGAAAATGTAAAGCGCATTAAAGCTGTAAAAATTGAACCAACCGCCAATGGTCTGACTATTATTGGTGGCAACAACAACCAGGGGAAAACTTCTGTACTGGATTCGATCGCATGGGCATTGGGGGGAGATGGATTCCGGCCGTCTGATGCCACAAGACAGGGGTCTATAATCCCACCAAACTTAAAGATTACCATGAGTAATGGGTTGGTTGTAGAGCGGAAAGGTAAGAACAGTAGTTTAAAGGTTACTGATCCATCCGGACAAAAAGCAGGACAGCAGCTTCTGGACAGTTTTGTGGAAAAGCTTGCACTTAACCTTCCAAAATTCATGGAGAGTTCGAACCGAGAAAAAGCGAATATTCTTTTGCAGATCATCGGTATCGGTCCTCAGCTTCTTGAATTAGAGAAGCAGGAAAAAGATACCTACAATGAACGCACAGCAATTGGAAGAATTGCAGACCAAAAAGCAAAGTATGCTAAGGAGCAGCCATATTATCCGGATGCTCCAAAGGACCTGATATCACCTACAGAACTAATCATGAAGCAGCAAGCGATCCTTGCCAAAAACGGTGAGAATCAAAGAAAGCGGAATAAAGTTGACCAGTATAAACAGTCTATCGCTTTTCTAAACCAGGAAGTAGAAGCAATGCGGGAACAGCTTAAGAAGAAAGAAGAGGAACTGCAGGAAGCAAAAACGTCCTACAACATCGCAATGATGGACGCAAACGGATTGCATGATGAATCTACGAGGGAGTTGGAAGAGAGTATTTCCAACATCGAAGAGATTAACCGTAAAGTGCGTGCGAATCTGGACAAGGACAAGGCGGAAGAAGACGCACAAGAGTACAAGCGTCAGTATGCGGCACTTACGGAAGCAATCGAAAAGGTAAGGGATGATAAAACTGCCCTGCTGAATTCAGCGGAACTTCCGCTTCCGGAGCTGTCTGTAAAAGAAGGGGAACTTGTATATAAGGGGCAGAAATGGGATAACATGTCCGGATCAGATCGGCTTAAAGTATCCACCGCTATTGTGCGCAAGCTGAATCCGGAGTGTGGGTTTGTGTTACTGGATAAGCTTGAGCAGATGGACCTTATTACTTTGCAGGAATTCGGGCAGTGGCTTGAACAGGAGGGACTGCAGGCAATCGCTACCAGGGTATCTACCGGAGGAGAATGCTCCATTATTATCGAAGATGGCTATGTGGTTGGCCAGGAACATCCAGAACAACCACAGAAAAAAGAATGGAAGGCAGGTGCATTCTAAATGCAGATTACAAGGGGAAAAATCCCAAGCGCAAAAAAAGTTGTTATCTATGGTCCTGAAGGTATTGGGAAATCTACTTTTGCAAGCAGATTCCCAGACCCCGTATTTATCGACACCGAGGGCAGTACAAAAGATATGGATGTAGCCAGACTACCAGAAGCAAGTAGCTGGCAGATGATTACGGAAGAAATCGAATATATCCGGACAAATCCGAATATTTGCAGAACAATTGTCGTCGACACCATAGACTGGGCAGAGAGAATGTGTGTAGAACACATTTGTCAGAAACACCGTAAAAACGGTATTGAGGACTTTGGTTACGGAAATGGCTATGTTTACGTAGCCGAAGAATTTGGACGATTTTTGAACAAGTTGGAAGAGGTTGTAAAGGCAGGAGTAAATGTAGTTCTTACAGCGCATTCCCAGGTCCGAAAATTTGAGCAGCCTGATGAAATGGGAGCGTATGACCGGTATGAATTAAAACTCGGAAAGAAGACCTCTTCCCAGACTTCTCCATTGGTAAAAGAGTGGGCAGATATGCTACTGTTCGCAAACTATAAAACCTATTCTGTAGCAACAGATGATAAAGGCAAGAAGTTTAAAGCTCAGGGTGGGGAACGTGTCCTGTATACATCCCACCATAGCTGTTGGGATGCGAAAAATCGGTACGGGTTACCGGATCAAGTACCGTTTTCCTACGACTCCATTGCCCACATCATACAGGGCGATACAACAATGCGTCCAGAGGGAAATGTACAGACAACAACAAGCAATACAACACCCACTTCTCCAGTACAATCTGTTAAAAGCGCACCGGAGCCTGAGGAAAAAACAGAAACGCCGGTATCTAATAATGGCGTACCAGCTTCCGTAACATCGGATGGCGAACAAATGAGCATGAATTTTGATACATCTAAATCGTCGGAAGAGGAAGTGTCCCATGTGGACGAACGCATACCAAAAGCATTACGTGATCTGATGATCGCAAATAATGTCTGTGAATGGGACATCCAGAACGTTGTGGAAGCAAGAGGATATGTGCCGGCAGGTACAGAAATCTGGGATTATGACACAGTAAATCCGGGGATTGTTGAAGGATTACTTGTCGCATCCTGGAACCAGGTTTTTGCAGCGATTAAAGACATGAAAGAAAAACAGGAAATTCCATTTGATTAATAAAGAAAGGAAGATTGTGAAATGAGTGAAGAATTAGGAAGAGAACTTGGATGGGAAGATACAATTACAAAGGATGCAGATAATTTTGAGCCTGTTCCAGAAGGTGATTACAACTTTGTAATCGAAAAATTTGAACGAAGCAGATCATCTGGAGAAGGAAAACTCCCGCCATGCAATATGGCTGTTGTGTATTTTAAAATTCAGGATCGTGATCGTGAGATTACGATTCGAGAAAATTACGTGCTGCATTCGTCGCTCGAATGGAAATTATCCGAACTGTTTAGAGGTGTTGGATTAAAAAATGAAGGAGAACCATTGCGTATGAACTGGTCCATGCTACCAGGCAAGACCGGAAAAGCAAAGGTTGGCTTAAAATCTGGAATAAAAGATCCAAGTAAGAAATTTAATTTTATTGATAAATTATATCCGTATGAACCGCCGAAATTCCAACCAGGGAGGTTCTAAATGGAACTGAGACCATATCAGCAGGAAGCACGAGAAGCAATTTTTGAGCAGTGGAATAACGGCATAAGAAAAACACTTCTAGTACTTCCGACTGGCTGCGGAAAAACAATCGTATTTGCAAAAATTACCGAGGACTGCGTAAGAAATGGCAACCGTGTGCTTATCCTTGCACACAGGGGCGAACTGCTTGAACAGGCGGCTGATAAGATACATAAGTCTACAGGTCTCGGATGTGCTGTGGAAAAAGCAGAAGAATCCTGTCAGGGGAGTTGGTTTCGGATTGTGGTTGGATCTGTGCAGACACTTATGAGAGAGAAACGGCTGGGTAAGTTCCCGGCCGATTATTTCCAGACAATCATCATCGATGAAGCCCACCATTGCATCTCCAGTAGTTACCAAAAAGTATTACAGCATTTCCCGGAAGCGAATGTGCTGGGAGTAACAGCAACCCCAGACCGTGGAGATATGCGTAATCTTGGCAGCTATTTTGAAAGCCTGGCTTACGAATACACGCTTCCAAAGGCGATTAAGGAAGGTTACCTATCTCCAATTAAAGCACTTACAATACCGCTCAAAATTGATATGAGCGGAGTAAGTGTACAAGCCGGTGATTTTAAAGCCAGTGATATCGGAACCGCTCTGGATCCGTACTTACACGGAATCGCAAAAGAAATGAAAAAGTATTGTCTGGACAAGAAAACAGTCGTGTTTCTCCCTCTTGTAAAAACAAGCCAGAAATTCCGGGACATCTTGAATGACAGCGGATTCTGCGCTGCTGAGGTGAATGGAGACAGTCAGGACAGGGCAGAAATTTTGAAGGATTTTGATAGTGGAAAGTATAACGTTCTGTGTAATTCCATGCTCCTTACGGAAGGATGGGACTGTCCATCTGTTAACTGCGTTGTTGTCTTGCGGCCGACAAAAGTACGAAGTCTGTATTGTCAGATGGTTGGGCGTGGCACACGCCTAAGCCCCGGAAAAGACCATCTGCTGTTGTTGGATTTCCTCTGGCATACCGAACGGCATGAGCTGTGCCATCCTGCAAGTTTGATCTGCCAAGATGAAGATGTGGCACAGAAAATGACCGAAAATATTGAAAAAGCAGGATGTCCGGTAGATATCGAAGAAGCAGAAAAAACAGCCGCAGAGGACGTTGTTGCTCAGCGTGAGGAATCTCTTGCGAAACAGTTGGAAGAGATGAAACGCCGTAAGAAAAAACTGGTGGATCCGCTGCAATTTGAAATGAGTATCCAGGCTGAGGATCTATCTGGATATGTCCCAACTTTTGGATGGGAATGTGATCCGCCTTCTGACAAACAGAAAAAAACACTGGAAAAACTCGGAATTTCCGCAGATCAAATTGATAATGCAGGAAAAGCAACAAAGATTCTGGAACGCCTGGACAAACGTAGAGTAGAAGGACTTACAACACCAAAGCAGATCCGTTATCTGGAAGGCAAAGGATTCCAACATGTTGGTACCTGGCAATTCGATACGGCTAAAAACCTGATTGACCGGATTGCGGCGAATGGATGGCGGATACCACGAGACATTAATCCACAGGAGTATAAAGGAGCATAAGCATGGAGAGGACAAGCCTGTTAGAAATAATTGAATACATTAATCCGGCCGAACTCGATTATCAGGGGTGGGTGAATGTCGGCATGGCATTAAAACACGAAGGATATTCCGCCAGTGACTGGGATGCATGGAGCAGGCGCGACTCGGGACGATACCACTCGGGAGAATGTGAACGCAAGTGGCAGACATTCCATGGGAATTCCAGTCCAGTCACTGGTGGGACCATCGTGCAGATGGCTATGGAGAATGGCTGGGTGCCGGAGTATGGTCATGAACTGGATTGGGATGATACGATCCAGACAGACAGTGAACGTGTTGTTGTCGATAAGAACTGGATTGAGGGACAGGAAGTCCATGAACCGAAACACTGGGATCCTGTTAACCAATTAATCCAGTACCTGGAAACACTCTTCGAACCCGGAGAAAATGTCGGGTTTGTAACAAAGAGTTGGCAAAACGAAAAAGGGAAATACGTTCCGCAGAATAAGGGAAACTGGGATCGTACTGCAGGGCAATTAATCGAAGCATTATCTAAGTGTAATGGAGATATAGGCAGTGTGATCGGTGATTACGATCCGGAAGGTGGGGCATGGATCCGTTTTAATCCGTTGGATGGGAACGGTGTCCGGAATGAAAATGTATCTGATTTCCGGTATGCCCTGGTAGAATCTGACGGAATGGAGATTGAAAAACAGAATGCAATTATAAGAGAGTTAGAACTTCCAATAGCCTGTCTGGTGCATTCTGGGGGAAAAAGCCTGCACGCAATCGTGAAGATAGATGCTGCCGATTACAGCGAATACCGAAAGCGTGTAGATTACCTCTATGATGTCTGCCAGAAGAATGGTATTAAGGTAGATACTCAGAACCGAAATCCGTCCAGATTATCCCGTATGCCCGGTATTATCCGTGGGGAGAAAAAGCAGTTTCTGGTAGATACCAATATCGGAAAGGAATCCTGGAACGAATGGTATGAGTGGATTGAAAGTGTGAACGATGATCTGCCAGAACCGGAAAGCCTGGAAAGTGTCTGGGACGATATGCCGGAATTATCTCCATGTTTGATAGACGGGTTACTGAGAATGGGACATAAGATGCTGATTGCAGGACCGTCCAAAGCTGGAAAATCGTTTTTACAAATTGAATTATGTATCGCCATTGCAGAGGGCAGGAAGTGGCTGAATTGGAATTGTGCAAAGGGAAAGGTAATGTATGTAAATCTGGAGCTGGATCGTCCAAGCTGCCTGCATCGTTTTAAGGATGTGTACAAATCCATGGGAATTCGTCCGGATAATGTAAGCAACATTGACATCTGGAACCTGCGTGGTAAGTCCGTACCAATGGACAAACTTGCGCCAAAACTGATTCGAAGGGCGTCCAAAAAGGATTATATTGCTATCGTGATTGACCCGATTTATAAGGTCATTACCGGAGACGAGAACAGTGCGGATCAGATGGCGAATTTCTGCAACCAATTTGACAAAGTCTGTACGGAACTGGGTTGCGCTGTAATCTATTGCCACCATCATTCTAAGGGTAGTCAGGGCGGTAAAAAGTCTATGGACCGTGCTTCTGGATCCGGTGTATTCGCACGTGATCCGGACGCACTGATTGACCTGATCGAACTGGAAACCACTGAAGCCCTGATGAAGCAAGAAGAAAATAAAGCAGTCTGTGCAGCCTGTAAGCAGTATCTAGATGCTCATTTTGACTGGCAGGATGACGTCTCACAGGACGATTTATTAAGCAGTGCACAGATGACAGCCTACTGCAAAGAAAAGCTGGATAAGTGGCAAATGGAAGCCCTACAGAGACAGATTGATGCAGTCGTTGCCCATGCTAAGAATATGACGGCATGGAGGGTAGAAGGGACGCTGCGTGAGTTTGCAAAATTCGAGCCGGTGAATTTGTGGTTTGATTATCCGGTACATAGAATGGATACAGTTGGGTGTCTGAAAGATATACAGCCTGACGAAGAAAAGCCGCAATGGAAGAAAGCAATCGAGAAGAGGAAGACACCCGCACAAAGAAAAACAGAGCGAAAAAAGGCTCTTGAAGCGGCTATGGAGGGTAGCAATTTTGGTGATGCGCCGTCTCTCGCAGACCTTGCAGAGTACCTCGGAATTTCGGAAAGGGCGGCACGTGACCGGGTGAAGGAACATGGTGGATACAAAATAGAGGACGGAACTGTGCGGAAAATAACATGATATTTTCTTCCCCGCAAAAAACAAGTGATTTTGCAAATAACATGTTTTCTTCTTCCCCTCAAAATCACAGTGAAGTGAAAATAACAGACTTTTTTCACTTCCGCAATGCGGAAAATAACATGTTGTTTTCCTTCCGCAAGAGTGCGGGGAAATCCTTATTATATAATAATAAGATTCCGCTTCCCCCTCACGGGGTCATGGGGTAGGAATGGACGGGCTTAAAGCACAGCCCGCCCGTTCCCTTCCCCTTCCCATGACAAAAGATTTTTTCAAGAAAACAAATAATTTCATACGTTAAAGGAGTGAAGTGTATGGCGAAAATCAAGAGAAGCAAAATTTTAGACGTAGCACGTTTTATGCCGCCTTTAAGACATTCAATTCCAGGGCAAGAATTTGATATCCGAAAAAGTGAAGTTATGCAATGGATGTTAAAAAATCCAGCTACTTGGAATTACATCTGGAATAACATAAAACAATCCGGAGCAGTCGAATATAATCCAGCTACGGGTACATGGCAAGGAGTTGATTATGATGGTGACTGAATTTTTTATGCCAATGAATCCTCCGACCGTAACACATCAGGAGAAGCAAGTCAGAGTTGTGAATGGTAAGCCGGTCTTTTATGAGCCGCAGGAACTGAAAGCAGCCAGACGAAAGCTGACGGATTATCTTGCGAATCATCGGCCAGAAGAAAAATATACAGAACCTATAGAACTGGTAACGAAATGGTGTTTCCCAAGAGGAAGCCACAGGGATGGCGAATACCGGACAAGCAAACCGGATACGGACAATCTGCAAAAACTTCTAAAGGACTGCATGACAGCAACCGGATTCTGGAAAGATGATGCCTTGGTAGTTCGGGAGATTACGGAAAAGTTCTGGGCAGAGATTCCGGGGATCTACATCCGGATCACGGGATTGGGGTGAGGATTTGTCGAAAGAAGAGTTGATGAAATATTATCGACCAGTCGTGGATGTCTGGAAATATTTGCAGAAATATAGTGACCCAGTGGATTTAGATCAGTTTTGGGAAACGCTTGTTGCGGAAGGCAATAAATTATCAAAAAGACATGGAGAAACGGATTTTGTATGTGAACTTGTAGGAGTTGCGCAGCAGGAGATTGAAAGAATATGTAAACGGAGGAAGCAAGATGAACAAGCCAAAATATGAAACCTGCCAACATGTACAGCGTGTCGGAGAACTTGCAGTGTACACGGACACCGGATGCCCGAGAGCAACCAAGGTACGTGGAACACTGTTGAGTAGTAAGATGCGGTGTGTAGAGCGCCACAATTGGAAGGAGAGAACGAATGACAGATAATAGCAAACCAAAAGAACCAGTAAAACAGGAACCCGAACACAAAGAAACCAAGACCCGGCCGGAATGGCAGGAAGCCATGTTGCGGAGGTTTCTGGCGGGGCATTAGAATAATGTTTTTTGAAAAACTGTAAAATTTTTAAAATTTATGAAAGGAGCCGAAGCTTCCCGGGAATAAGCTGCAGCGGCTTCATGAATGAAAATGAGCAATAAAGAATTAACAACCGAAGAATGGAAACAGCAGAAAAGAGAAAAACAGAAGAGATTCCAGGCGATGCAGAACCTTCCGTATGAGGTAAAAATAAAGCGTGCAGAACTGAGAGCGTGGGAGTTTTACAATAAAATGCAGGACATGGGATGTGAATGCCATGTAAGTGTTGGAGGACTTGACAGTATTACCCTGCTTTTGTTTCTGAGAAAGATCGGAATTGACGTGCCAGCGGTATCCTGTAGCATTTTGGAAGACAAGAGCATCCAGAGGGTGCATAAGCAACTGGGAATTATTCCGATCAAACCGTATAAAACCAAAGTAGAAGTTCTGAATGAAGTAGGATTTCCAGTAATCAGCAAAAAGATTGCAGGGCGGATAGATCTGTTACAGCATCCAACGGAAAGGAATAAGACGGTACGTCATGCGATCATGACCGGAGAATGTGGAGCACAGGGACATTACGCAAAGAACAGCCGGATGCAGTTACCGAAGAAATGGCTTGAATTATTCGGTGGCATTGAAAACGAAAACTACGGGACAGATTATAAGACAGCGCCGTTTCTGGTATCGAACAAATGTTGTTATTACCTGAAAGAGAAACCGGCGGATGACTGGGCTAAAGCGCACAACAGCTGGCCGTATCTTGGGATTATGGCAAGCGAGGGAGGACAAAGAGAAGAAGCTCTGGTGGAACATGGATGTAACTATTACGGAAAGAGCACCATGAGGTCAGCACCTTTTGCACCATTCTTGAGACAGGATATTCTTCAGCTTGCGATCGATCTGGAAGTGCCGGTACCGGAAATCTATGGAGAAATCAGGAAGAAGCCAGACGGAACACTGTATACCACTAAGGCACAACGTACCGGATGTTCCATGTGTGGGTTCGGGATCCACATGGAGAAACGTCCGCATCGGTTTGATCTGCTCCGTGAACAGAACCAAAAAGAATGGGAATTCTGGATGTATAAGTGCTGTACTGACAAGGAAACTGATGAGAAATTCGGATGGGGAAGAGTGCTGGATTATATCGGTGTTGGCTGGGAGGATGTACCGGAAGTACAGATGAGCCTTGATGATTTCCCAGGGGTGATGCCATGAACGGATTAATTATAGACTGCTTCGCCGGTGGCGGCGGAGCAAGTGTAGGAATAGAGATGGCATTAGGTCGTCCTGTGGATATTGCGATCAATCACGATCCGCAGGCAATCCGGATGCACAAGACTAATAATCCGCAGACGCTACATTTGACGGAGGATATTTTGAGGTGGATCTGGAAAAGTATGTTGCCGGTCGTCACGTGGATCTGATGTGGGCTTCTCCAGACTGCACAAGCCACAGCAAAGCTAAAGGTGGACAGCCCAGAAAACAGGGGCTTAGAATCCTCCCCTGGGCGGTATATAAACATGCAAAGAAAATCCTTCCGGATGTAATCATTATGGAGAACGTCGAAGAGATACAGCAGTGGGGACCATTGGATGAGAATGGCAGACCAATACCAGAGCGTAAGGGAGAAGAATACCAAAAGTTCATCAGTTCTATGAAGACTCTTGGATACGCTTTCGATAGCCGGGAACTGGTAGCGGCAGATTATGGCGCACCCACCACACGAAAACGCTGGTACGCAATATTCCGAAAGGATGGAAAGCCGATTATCTGGGCGGAGCCAACGCACAGTAAGACAGGAACAGACGGGAAAAAGAAATGGATGCCGGTATCATCAGTGCTGAATTTCTCAGACCTTGGTAAGTCTATCTTTGGACGGAAGAAACCTTTGGCAGAGAACACCATGAGAAGAACAGCAAGAGGACTTGAAAAGTTCGTGTTCAACAATCCCGAACCATTTATTATACAGATCAATCACTCTGGTGATAACTTCCGTGGACAGAGCATTCACGAACCGATTCCAACAATAACACAAAAACATGGGTTTGGTGTGATTACTCCAGTTGCAGTTCCGTTTATTGATAAAACCTACGGCGGAAATTATAAAGGTGCCGGGACTGGAATGAATCAGCCGGTAAGCACAATTACAACCGTAGATCATAACAGATTGATTACGCCGTTGCTGATCCAGTATCATTCTGAAACCACTAAAAATGGTGTAAGAGGACAGGCCGTCACGGATCCGCTCCAAACGATTGACACCAGCAACAGATATGGTCTGGTGATGGCATTTCTGGAGAAATTCTATAAAACTGGAATCGGACAAAGCATTGCGGAGCCTATCCATACAATAACAACCAGTCCAGGTCACTTTGGGCAGGTATCCATTTTGGCAGTTGACTGGAAACAGCTTCAGGATGCAGGTGTGGACAAAGAGACAGCCCAAAAAGCCACATGGGTAAGTCAATATATCATGGAATACTATGGGTGTGGTACTGGGCAAAATTTAAATGATCCACTGCATACGATTGTGACCAAAGACAGATTTGCCCTGATTACAGTACTCGGGAATAAATATGCCATCCTTGACATCTTTCTGAGAATGCTGACACCAGAGGAATTAAAACTGGCACAGGGATTCCCACGAGACTACATCATAGACCGGGACTATAACTGGCAGAAATACCCGATATGCGAACAGGTGAAAAGAATCGGAAACAGTGTGGTGCCGATAATGGCAGAAGTGTTGGTAGAAGCGAATTGCCCATATCTGAAGGTTGGGGAACGACAGCCGGCACCAATAATGTATTTGCATAGTAACGGGCAGATTGCATTCGGATAGGGAGGGAAAATTTATGACAGGCGGCGAAATGATACGGAATATGACAGATGAGGAACTTGCAGTAACTATTATGTGTCCAAACGAAACTGGACATGCAGAAATTGAATGTGACCGTAGCGATGAATGCAATTGTTGCGAATGCTGTTTGAAATGGTTGAAACAGGAGGTGGAAGCGTGACGGAGAAAGATCTACAGATACAGGAGCTTAAGAAAGAGATCCAGAAGCTGAAAGAACAGGTGCCGCAGTGGATTCCGGTGAAGGAAAGATTGCCGGAGAGGAACGGTTATCATTTGGTCGCAATAGATACTGGAGAGATTTCTGTGCGCTGGTTTAGCACAAGAAAGAGAAAATTTTTTGATGCTATAGGAGAAGTGCTTGCATGGGTACCTTTGCCGGGGATGTACAAGCCAGAGGAGGAGACAAAATGAACCATGAAGGCTATAAAGACCCGACCGCCGAACAAGCCGTACATAACGCCAGTAAGATGCCACGGCGCATCCGGGATGTGGTACGCGCTCTTAACACGGTGGCGAGTCTGCACGGGTTGGAGATTGTGGTGGTAAGGGATCGAAAAACAGGAAAGGAGTGGAGATGATGGATGAGATACAGAGAGTAATAGAAATACTTGAAAACGAAATTAAGATCTTAAATAATGCCCCTGTGCATGTAAACAAACTGCGGGATGTGGTAGACGCCGTATGGGCAAGAAAAATGGCTATATATAGCATGCAGGAGCTACAGAGGTACAAACAGATCGGAACGGTAAAGGAGTGCAGGGAAGCAAGAGAGAAGCAGAAGGCGAAGAAACCTATCGAAGATAGACACGACAACATAAGATACACAGAAGTATATCGTTGTCCCGTGTGTAGTAACAGTTTTTCTGGAAGAGGGTATGCAAAATATTGCTACCATTGTGGGCAGAAATTGGATTGGAGAGATGGTGTATGAAGCGAATAGAAAGACCACCCGTGATGGACAGTAGCACACGGTACCGTGAGGGAGAGACGTACCGGATGTTGGTACAGGAGATGGATGCGCAGGGTAGATTCTGCGCGGTAGTTCGCAAGGTGCGGCTGTTGAAGAAATACCTGCACTTTGCACTGTTTGACATGGGAGCGTACAAGGAGAGCTTTAGCTACTGGGAGTTAGATCGAATTGTAAGGAGGTGAGTGAGATCGATGGAGAACGACATTAAGCAGGAGAACGAGAAGAAAAAGGAATATCTCCGCCAATACGGATGTGCTCTCCGTACAGAGCGTGCGATCGAGGAGGAAATACAGCAGGTACGACTGGATAAGATGTTCCCGGCTCTTGTACAAGACGGAATGCCTCATGGAAGCGGCGGAAATAGCGATTTATCGGCTTTTGTGGTAAAAGTGGATGAATTGCTAGCTGAATTAAAAAAACAGGCAGAAAAGCGAATTACGCTGCGACAGGGCATAGTCCGAAAAATCGAACAGATGGACGATGAAACAGAGAAGCTTGTACTTAGACTGAGATACATACAGCTTCTAAAGTGGGAAGAAGTTGCAGTGAAAATGGATTATGATTACAGGTACGTTCTAAAGGTACACGGAAGGGCGTTAAAAAATTTTGAAATTTGAGAAAGAGGACACTAAAAGACACATTAATCTGTGTTATAGTGTAAGTGGGTTAATTAGGAAACAGGCATGATTTTCTTGCAGTACATCCTCCTATGTGATCGGCTACCGGGTGTCACAGCCCGGTGGTTGTTTAAGGCTTAAGTGATTGTGCCTTCGTTCGATCGAAAAACAACCGGTGGGAAATCCAAACCGGCACTATCCGGTGGTGGTACAAGTTTGCGGTGTATAGACTGGAACCGCGCGCCCGAATGTGGGCGCATATCGGGAAATAGCTCAGTTGGAAGAGCAGCGTTGTGCTGGGCGCAGGTTCAAGTCCTGCTTTCCCGATTTGGATTCTTTTCTTCATAAAACTCCTTTGGAAGGGCACTCGTCAAATGCGATGGGTGCTTTTCTTGTGCAAATACAAAACAAACGATTGAGAGGTGGTGAGGCTTGGATGAAGCGAGAGCACCAAATTATGAGTTAGCCTACGAGGATTACAAAAATGGCATGAAATATAAACAGATCGCCGAAAAGTATGACGTGAGTCTTTCTGCTGTAAAATCCTGGGCGAGTCGCTACTGGAAGAAAGAAGGAGGTTGCAACCAGAAGAAGTCGCAACCGAAAAAAGTTGCAACCAGAGGAGGGCAACCGGGAAATAAAAATGCAGTTGGTCATGGCGCGCCAGTAGGAAATAATAATGCAGAAAAGTTTGGTTTCTTCCGGAAGTATCTTCCAGAGGAGACCGTTTCTATTATTCAGGAGATGCCGAAGGACCCTCTGGACATCCTGTGGGACCAGATACAGATCGCCTACGCTGCTATTATTCGTGCGCAGAAGATTATGTATGTGAAGGATAATAAGGACAGCACAACCACAAAAATCGAGGAAAAATCCGGCAATGTGATTGGAGAGAGATGGGAAGTGCAGCAGGCATGGGATAAGCAGGGGAATTTCCTTTCTGCACAGGCCAGGGCACAGAAGACGCTTGAAGGAATGATAGCTAAGTATGATGAGTTACTTCACAAAAACTGGGATCTTGCGACAGAGGAACAAAAGGCGAGAATTGACCAAATACGGGCGAATACAGAACGCTTGAGAAGAATGGATGATGGTGATGATGACGAAGAAACAGTGGTGATTGTAAATGATCTTGAAGAAGAAAAAGATAGTTAAAATCCGGGATATTATTATTCCGAAATACTACCCACTATTCAACGACAAACAGCACATGCACCATATACTTACGTCTGGACGTGCCGGTACGAAATCTAGTTATATGGGGATTAAAGCAGTTTATTCCACTATCTCCGAAGAGAAGTGTTCTGTTATTGTTCTTCGCAAGCGACATAACAAACTTCGAAAAACCGTATACAAAGAGGTTCTTCGGGCAATTACCAGACTCGGTTTAAAAAAGAGCCAGTTTAAAATTACAAAATCCCCAATGGAGATTACATACAAAAAGAACGGAAATACCATTTACTTTACTGGATCTGACTCCGTTGACGACACAAAGGGTATTATCGATGATGAAAGACCGATAAAGTTGGTAATTCTGGACGAATTGACGGAATTCTTTGACAGCGGCGAAGGACAGGATGAACTTGCAAACATCGAAGCAACGTTTGTCCGTGGAAATGATGAAGATTTCCAGATGCTATATCTGTTCAATCCTCCAAAGAATCCAAATGCGCCAATTATGGAATGGCTCCAGAAGATGGAGGAGCGTGACGATACAATCTACATCCATACGGATTATCGGGATGTACCGGTCAAATGGCTTGGTCAGAAGCTGATCGACGCTGCCAAGGCGATGCTGGATTCCGATGAGAAGATGTACAACTGGGTGTGGCTTGGATTGTGTACTGGTGTGGATGATCTGATCTACTACATGTTTGCCCCAGAAATCCACGTGTATGACCCAAAAACCATGACGGATGATGACAGATCGGCAATGGGAGAAATTGGAGTTGGCGTTGACTACGGGCAAAAGAACGCTACTACATTTCAGGCAGCAGGTTTGGATTACCGATGTAATGCTTTTCGCGGAATAAAAGAATATTATCATTCTGGACGGGAATCCGGAAAGCAGAAATCCCCATCTGAATATGCACAGGACTTAAAGAAGTTCTGCGATGAGATAGAACGGGATTACAAGAGGGTTGTGAGCTATATCTATATTGATCCTTCTGCATCCGGATTGAAGGAAGAAGCAAGAAGGATTATGCCACATATACCGATTGTAGATGCAAAAAATGACGTAAAACTTGGGATTAGCCGTGTGCAAAAATTCCTGTCTTTTCGAAAATTGTTAATAAGCTCGGAGCAAACTCATTTAATAAAAGAGATGGGGCTATATCAGTACGATGAGAAAAGTGTAGAGAGAGGTAAAGAGGAGCCGCTAAAGATCAATGACCACTGCGAAGACGCTCTTAGGTATTTGATAATGGGGATGTGGAATCTGATTGCATACCTACTACCAGCAACAGAAAGGGGCGAGAAACAATGATACAGTATGAAAACATACAAAAAGCTATGGGGGTTGACATAGCAATATCCACAGATATGTCGAATGCAATATATAAGTGGGACAAGATATATGCTAATAAGGCCACATGGCTTAGCGAAGACGTGAAAAGTCTTCAGATCGCCGCTTCTGTCTGTTCCGAGATGGCAAGGCTTGTGACGAATGAGTGCAGTATTATAATAACAGGGAGTCCGATGGCTGATTACATAGCAAATCAGACCGAACATTTTTTTGAAGACCTCCCGAAATGGGTAGAATACGCCTGCTGTGTCGGTGGTGCTGTATTTAAACCGTACATAGACAATACAGGAATCTGCATAGATGTCGTAAAGCAAGGCAACTTTTTCCCTACTGCATTTTCTGGAAACGGCAAATTAACGGGTGTTATATTTCCAGAATTTAAACGAAAAGGAAAGAATTTGTACACCAGATTGGAGTATCACAACTGGGATGGGGACACATACACGATAGATAACCGGGCGTTCGTAAGCAAAAAGGCGGTCGTAAAGATAGATAATATTATACAGCTCGGGACAGAGATCAATTTGGAGAGAGTGGCGGAATGGTCAAATCTCGAACCGCATGTAGAGTTTAAAAATGCCGTTTGCCCGTTGTTTGCTTATTTTAAGGTCCCGGTAGCAAACAATGTGGATACGGAAAGCCCGTTGGGTGTGTCTGTGTTTTCTCGTGCTGTAGACCAGATAAAAGATGCAGACGAACAATATGGGCGAACGATATGGGAGTATCAAAGCAAGGAAACAGCTATACAGGCTGCGGATGAGTTCTTCAAGCGTGATCGGTACGGAAAGCCGATTATACCGCAGGGAAAGAAACGACTTTACCACGCAATGGGTCCCGGTATTGCAGACGGCGACAAGCCATTTTTTAACGCATACTCGCCAGAAATTCGTGACCAAAGCATGTTTAATGGGTTGAATAAAATTAAACAGGAAATTGAGTTTAAATGCGGACTTGCGTACGGCACTATCTCAGACCCGCAGATTATCGAGAAGACCGCAGAAGAGATTAAATCCAGCAAGCAGCGGTCATATTCCACAGTAAAAGCAATCCAAAATGCCTTACAGAACGCTATAAGTGATATGTTGGATGCTATAGTTGCGTGGCTGATGATAGAACCTGTTGTTTCACAAGGAAAAATTGAGATTGGCTACGATTGGGACGATTCTCTGATCGTTGACAAGAAGTATGAGAATGAGCAGCTTCGTGCCGATGTAAGCATGGGCGCAGTTGGACTTGTTGAATATCGTATGAAACGTTTTGGCGAAACAAAAGAGCAGGCGATTGAAATGTTGATACAGGCAGCAGAATTTGATCCTGAGCCAGATCCGGATCCAGAAGAGGAGTAAAACATGACACCAGATCAGAAAGGAAGTCTTCCGATCAGGGTTGAGAAGCTGTTTTATGATTTGCAGGACAGGGTATTCTCTGATGTTGTACGCAGAATTAAGAAGACTGGAGAGATTACAAGCACGGCAGACTACCAGATCAATAAGCTTCTTATTCTCGGCAATAGTACAGAATTTATTGAATCGGAACTGGAGCGTCTGTTGGATGCAACAGATCCGGAGATCTGGGAGTTGTACGACAAGGTTGCCAACTGGGAGTACGTTCGATACAGGGATGCTTATGAACAGATAAATGGTAATTTCATTCCGCTATCTGAGAATGAGCAGATTCAACAATGGTCCCAGGCGATTATTAAGCAGACACAGAACGAGATAACAAATATTACAAGATCTCTTGGAATGACGGTGAATATGGGAGGAAAGGCAGTATTCACTCCGTTAGCAGAGTATTACCAGAAGCATCTTGACCGTGCCTGCATGGATATCGTAACCGGTTCATTTTCTTACAACACTGTTTTGCGAAGAGTTGTGAGTGAAATGACTGCATCCGGTATTAAGTCTGTGGATTATGCATCTGGATGGTGTAATAGGGTTCCTGTAGCGGTCCGTAGGGCGGTTATGACGGGCGTTTCACAGCTCAGCGCAAAAATCAACGAGCAAGTAGCGAAAGACCTGGGAACAGACACATACGAGGTCACATGGCACTCTGGGCACCGTCCTTCTCACTGGTGGGGCGGAGAAGTATACACATATAAGGAGCTGGAATCTGTATGTGAGCTTGGGAGTGGCGATGGGTTATGCGGGTGGAACTGTCGGCATAGTTATATGGCGTTTATCGACGGATATTCGGTTCGGACGTATTCGCCAGAAGAACTGCAGGAACTTGAAGCAAAAGAGCAGGAGACCAAAGAATATGGTGGAAGGCAGTACACGCCTTATCAAGCGCAGCAGGCACAGCGTCAGATGGAGACGAGGATGCGGAGTCAACGGGCAAAAGTCAAACAGCTACAGAGAGGAGACGGAAGTCCGGATGACATCATGGCAGCAAAGACCAGATACTTAAACACATTGCATCAATACCAGGGATTCAGCAGAAAAATGGGGATTCCGGAACAGATGGAGCGGGTATACATGGATGGTCTTGGGAGAGTTATTTCAGGATCAAAAATTTCTGCATCAAGGATATCAAATATTAAGAAAATCTCAGCAGCGAATATTATCGATGTTGAGATTATGAGAGAAATGGATACGGTTCTAGCGGCAAATGTATGTAAAGAACTTAAAAAGAGCGATATAGGAAGAAACGTTTTAGATTATATCGAAAAAAATAAAGTGTCCGTGAATATTTATTATAACAAGAATACAATTGAAGATATGCAAATGGAGAATCTTTACGGATTAAATATTGGAAATCATATTTATGTTAATGGTAGAACAACGAAGTCTATAAAGAGCATAGCGGAAACCATTATACATGAGGAAAAGCATATTGAACTTCAGATTGGTGGTGATCAGCACGCTGAAGCGGTATGTGACTATTTTTCTAAACTCCATTCAAAAGGTAAATTGACTGGTGAAGATATAAGAGGTATAATAAAATCAGTAAAAGAGAGATATTCTGATTATCGATGGAGGAGTAAGGTATGACGCCAAAAGAAATAGGGAATATGATAAAAGATTTGCGGGATGGAAAAGAAGTGATCTGTCCTGAATGTAAAAAAGGAACAATAAGAACTTCGAACAATCCAAAAACGAGTCATTCGTTTAGATGCGATAACTGCAAATTTGCAATAAATATGGACTAAATACCACCCATTCTTCGGAGTGAGTGGTATTTTTGTACCTATTTTGCAGGAAAGGAGGCTACAATGCTGATTGAGAAAATTTTTCTTTGGATAAAACAGAAAACTTGTAAGCACAGAACAAGAAAATCTTATGACAAAGTAGGCAAACGTTACGTGTATAAGTGTACGAAATGTGGAAAGGTACGGTGATCCAAATATCTCCCAGTTATGGGTTAAATAGCACATAAGCACGCAGGGGATCCTGGGTGTTATTTTTGTGTCCGAAAAATCCTATGACGGTAAAACTACGGAGAATAACCCCTTGTGGCATGGGTAAAAAACTGTCACGGCCGGCGGAGACACCGCAAATATAAACATTGGTCAAGAAAGGAAAAACTATGGAATTAAGAGAGCTTTTAGGCGAGGAGTTGTATTCCCAGGTAGACGCAAAGATTCAGGAGCATAATAGCAACGAACCAGATAAGTTAAAACACGTCCGGTATGCGGATTTGTCCGAGGGGAATTATGTTAGCAAAGAAAAGTACACCAATCTTCAGACCGAGGCGAACGGCTATAAAACGCAGCTTTCAGATGCGAACAAGGAAATTAAGTCTTACAAAGATATGGACATTGATGGAATTCAGCAGAAAGTAACGGATTGGGAGACAAAATATAATACTGATATGGCGGCACTCAATCAGCAGATCGCAACTCAGAAGAAAGCTTTTGCGGCGGAAAAGTATCTGGATGGTCAGAAAATCAAATCTCCTCTTGCAAAAAAGAGCATCCTCAGTGAATTCATGAAGCAGGATTTTGAGTTGCAGAAAGACGGGACGTTCAAAGGAGCTGAAGAGTACATGAAAAAGGTACGTGAGCAGTATCCGGATGACTTTGAATCCGATGAACCAGAGCAGCCACCGAGACCTTTTGTTCGGACTACCAGAAGCAACAATCGACCGACAGTTTCTTCCGATGTGGAAGCCTATCGGGAACAAAAATATGGTAAAAACAAATATTACAGAAAGTAAAGGAGAAAAAAATATGGAATATGGTGGATATTTTGTAGATGAAAAATACAGCTCGATCGTAGAACCGAATCTGTACTATGATTCCGTGTTACAACCGGGTCTTACTTATACGGATAAATTCCAGGGGGACGCAGCAAGCGGACTTGTGAAGGTATACCGGTTAAAATCTGATGGCGTTCAGGATCCGAAAACACCTGCATCGGATTTCAGCCATGAAAAAGCCGAGAATGAACTGATTGATCTGAGACTGAATAATACGCAGAGTAAGTCTAAAAAGATTCATCAGCTACTGGCAAATGCGGTTCCGTACAGCATGGCAGACGAACATCTGTCACAGGCGGTCTTGGACTGCAAACAGGGATGGCAGGCATCCGGCATTGCGTGCCTTGTGAATGAGGGAACGGAACTTAGTGACACCGCAGCTATTACGGCCAAAAATATCAAGAGTGTAGTTCTGGCAGCTAGGAAGGCTGTAAGAAAAGGACAGGCGGTGGCGAATGTGGTACTTGCGTCTGTGGAAACATATACGACCATGTTGGAGGCAGCGGGAGACCAGTATACACCAGTAGTCAATGACGAAATCATGCAGACTGGACAGATTGGTAGATGGCTCGGAATGCTCTGGGTAGAGTGTAACATGATCGATGTACTGAGCAGCGCTAAATATTATGATTATGCAGGTGAGCTGCAGACCGTTGATCTGACAGCGGTTGATTTCATCATGTATGATTTTAACGCATTCTCGATTGTAGATAATCTGGAGTCTATCCGGTTAAAAGATTCCGAAAATTTCACCGGAACACTTGCCCAGGTAGAATTCAATTCTGGATATCGTGTAACTACCAAAGCAAAAGTTGCCGTAAGAAAGCATGGTACTGCTTAATGTAGCACAGCTACGGACAATACCGGCTCTACAATATAGTGGAGTCGGAAATAAAAATAGGAGGTGCGTATAATGCCATATGTAGATTTTGCTTACTACATTGAGCAGTATCAAGGTAATAAAATTACAGATGACGGGGCATTTTCGGAAGCTGCAATGGAAGCTTCGCTGTATCTCCGGGAAATTACACACGATCATATCGCCGAAATCACAGATGATGTGAGAAATGCCACTTGTGCAGTTGCAGAAGTTTACTTTTGCGATTGTGTAAAATTAGAGAGAGGCGGGCGCGAGGTAAAAAGCGAAACTACAGACGGTTATAGCATCTCCTACGTGACGGAAGGTAAGGATGGAGAGTCTCGGGAATCGGTGCTGCATCGTAAGATGTATTTAGCGGCAAGAAAGCATCTGATTCATACTGGCTTGCTGAATCTAGGATGGTATTGACGCATGATTACGAACGCAGACATTACGATCTATAACCGAAAACTGAATCCAGAAACCAGACAGTATGTATGGAGCAGGACAGTGATATCAGGTGTTCATTGGTACACAGACCAGAAAGTACAGATTCTTGCAGGAGACAAAGGACTGTCCAGTGCAGATTTATATAAAATCAGGATTCCGGAGGAAAATTTCCCTTCAGGATATCTTCCGTCACAGGAGTATGCCGCCTTACCGTTCGGAAAGCACAGCACACACTGGACTATAGAAAACGGTGATTTATTTGTGCATGGAATTGTTCCGGATGAAATTGAGAAGGAGTCTGATCTTGCCAAAAAACATTACGTTTTTGGTAAAGTAATGAGTCATTCGGATAATTTGTTTGGTTTGAATTCGCACATACGGATTGGAGGTGCGTAGTGGGGACGAACATTAAATTGCAAATAGACCCTGCTGACCAGATCTTGTTAAAAAGGAATCTGAGCCAGAATGGAAAGGGACAGAAGTTTTTTACACATGAGGTGAAAAGATTATCTGATCCGTATGTACCATTCCAGACAGGTACGTTGAAAAACACAGCGCAGGAACTGGTAACACGAATAGAATACGGACAGCCTTATGCCCGCCGCCAATATTATGAGCATAAGGGTGACGGACGACGGGGGGCACACTGGACAGAACGCATGTGGGCGGATCGAGGTAAAGAGGTCGTGCAGTCTGTAGCAAAATACTGCGGAGGAAAAGCAAAATGAGTGTGATATCTGCAATTAGGGATTTTATTGCTACGTGTCCCTGTCTGGACGAGTTTAACGAAGCTTTTGCAAAGGTTGATTTAGACAAACTGGAAGAGGATGCCACGAATTATATGGTGGAAAGCGTACCCGCGGAACCAATTGTAAGACGGTACACAAACGGCGACACTGTACGAAGAGTCGTGTTCGCTTTCTGCAGCAGGGTATTTTACGGAGATGTTGAGAATATTGACACCTCCGATTTTTTTGAGAGTTTCTCGGACTGGCTTGAGGATTGTACCAGAGACGGAGTATTTCCGCGACTGGAAGATAGCAAGGAGCCGAGAAAGATACGGGCAACTACGAATGGATATCTGATAGATGCAGAAGCCCATACGGCCCAATACAGGATACAATGTGAATTTATATATTTTCAAAAAAGGAGAGTTTAAATGGGAGTAAAACAGAGACATCAGGAAGCGGATTATCTTAATGTAACACCGGGAGAAGCCAAAGAAAAATATGTACTTATGGGGACCGGATTTACGAAAATTGACGATTCCCCAAGTGCTCAGACCACGTCTAAACGTTATGTAAACAATAAGAGTGCAACAAAATCTATTGGCTCATACGATTGGTCTGCGCCGCTCGAAATGGACATGATCGAGGATGAAGAGGCGGTTGCCTTCGTTGTAGAAATTGGTAGACGAGAAAAGACGGGAGCTGATGCGGAAACGGATTATGTTCGGGTGGATTTGTCCGGAACGAAGGGAGATAATGGATATCCGGCAAGAAAACGGAAAGTTGCCATTGAAGTATCTGAATTTACAGACAATGATGGTGAGATTGTTGGGTCTGGAAACCTTTTGGGTAAAGGAGACTGGGAGTTTGGCAGCTTTGATCCTACAACTGGCGTATTTGCACCGGAGACGGCGGCGGGGGAGTAACATCCCTCTCCACTTTAACCGTTAGTGAAGAGGATATTGAGAAAACGGTAGTTGTGATGGAGGGTAAGGAAGATGAAGATTAATGGGATTGAATTGGAATTTGATTATATGGAATCCGAAACTAATAAGCGATTCGAAAGAGCTGCTAAGAGTGTTTCAAAGAAAGCGAATGATGTAGAAAATATTAAGAAATTATCCGAAAAAATAGATACATTGTGCTATGCCGTAAAAGAATGCTTTGATGTGATCTTTGGAGTTGGAACTGGAGTTGAGGTGTGTGGGAAAGAAAACAATTTGATCAAATGCATGCATGCGTTAAATGAATTAATGAAAGAAAAGTGCAGACAGGACAAAGTTCTGAGCGGTGAGACCAGGGAATTTATGGAGTTTTTAAAGAATGGGATTTCTGACTGAAAATCTTCCGACATTTCTTGTGGTTAATGGCGTGGAATATCCGATCAATACGGATTTCCGCGCTGTTTTGCATTATAACGAGATGCTAAAAGGGGATACGGAAGACGTAAATTATCTGATGGAATGCATGCTCTGTATATACCAAGAGGTCCCAGTTGATATTGCTGTTGCTTTAGATCGTCTGAACTGGTTTATGCAGTGCGGGAAGGAAGAGAAAAAGCACCGTCCGTCAAACAAGGTTTTGGGTATTAATTCCAATCTGCCTTTTGATTTTGAAGAGGACGGCGAATTGATATATTCCGCATTCCGCCGAAATGATGTTTATGGAATTGACCTTCTAAAGATCGAATACCTACACTGGTGGGAGTTTATGGCGATGTTAAATGACATCCCTTCAGACACGTATCTGAGTCGTGTAATGGAATATCGGACAATTGATACCACCAATAATAATCTGTCAAACGACCAGAAGACTTTTTATAAAGCAATGCAGAGATACCATAAAATACAGCTTGCAAAGGAGCAGCGCAATGAAGAATTAATACAGGCACTGAAAGAGGGAAGAGACCCAACACCGTATTTGTAAGGAGATGGTTAAAATTGAGAAAGTAAAATGTGAAAAATGTGGTTATAATTTCGGCTATTTCCAAATTATTATTGGCGAAACAAAATGCCCAAGATGCAGGAAGATAAATAAAATTGAATATCCAACAAAGGGAAGAGTGCATAAAACTCACCGGTGAGTAGAGTCCGCGCCTACTTTGTTTTATTGAAAGTAGGTGAAAAGGATTGTCTGATGGAAAAATTGTAATTGAAACAGATCTGGACGCATCCGGGATAAAAGATGGTATTGGTAAGATCGGAAGTATTGCCAGTACCAGTTTAAAGGCAACGACCGCCGCAATTGGTGCAGTCAGTACGGCGTTGATGGGTGCCGGAGGATATGCGGTAAAAGTCGGGTCTGACTTTGAAGCAGCCATGTCAAAAGTGGAAGCCATTTCTGGGGCGACAGCAGAGCAGATGGATGCACTGACCCAGAAAGCAAAGGATATGGGCGCAAGCACAAAGTTTAGTGCTACAGAATCCGCGCAGGCATTTCAGTACATGGCAATGGCAGGTTGGGATTCTGCACAGATGATTGATGGCATCGGCGGAATCATGAACCTTGCTGCGGCTGACGGGCTGGATCTTGCCACAACTTCTGATATTGTTACGGATGCTCTGACAGCGTTCGGTTTGGCGGCATCTGACAGTACACATTTTGCGGATGTTCTCGCAACGGCATCTTCCAGTGCCAACACGAATGTGGCCATGTTGGGTGAATCTTTCAAGTATGTGGCCCCTGTTGCCGGAGCTATGAATTATTCTGTGGAGGATGTATCGAAAGCCCTCGGATTGATGGCAAACGCATCCGTAAAGGGGAGCATGGCGGGTACCACCTTAAAAACATCTCTTGCCCGTATGGCGGCACCGACTGATAAAATGGCGGAAGCTATGGAGAAGTATAGTATCAGCCTTACCGATTCCGAGGGAAACATGAAATCTCTGGATGAGGTAATGAAGGACCTCCGAAAGTCTCTGGGTGGGTTAAGTGAAGATGAGCAGACAGCAGCAGCAAGTACTATTTTTGGCAAAGAAGCTATGGCGGGTATGCTTGCAATTGTCAATGCATCCGAGGAGGACTATAACAAGCTGTCTGATGCCATAGCAAATGCAGACGGCACAGCACAGCGAATGGCTGATACCATGAATGACAACCTGCAAGGCAAGGTTACGCTTGCGAAATCCGCTCTGGAGGGTCTCGGAATCCAAATCTATGAGACAATGGAAGAGGGGCTTAAAGGCGCAGTTGAAACAGGGACGGACTATATTGACAGGTTGGCAGACGCATTTACAGACGGTGGATTAGAAGGCGCAGTAAACGAGGCAGGAAATGTTATTGCAGATCTTGCCACAAATATCGCGGAATCTGCCCCGGACATGATAACAGCATCCACGAAACTGATTAATTCGTTCGTTAAAGGCATCGTAAAAAATAAAAAACAAATAAAAAAAGCCGGTAAAGAAATTGCAAATGCCCTTGTTGATGGATTAAAAGGCTTGTCTGAAGTACTTCCAAAAGAAATACAGGGACCAACGAAAAAAGCAATCGACACAATCTGTACGATGTTTAAAAATGTAGGTTCTTCTGCGAGCAACATTGCAAAAACATCTATTCCGGCACTTACAAAAGCAATAGGGTTCCTTGCAGATAATTTAGACATCCTGCTTCCGATGCTTACTGGTACTCTTGCGGCCATGAAAGGATTTAGTGCCGTTAATGGGATAACTTCCGCAGTAAATGCTCTTAGGGGTTCCACGAGTTCTTTGTTTTCCTTGATCTCCGCTAATCCGATCGGCTTGGCGGCGTCTGCTATTCTGGGAGTAACTGGTGCGCTTGTGACATACAATCTCACGATGGATGAGTCTGAAAAGAAGTTTTACCATCTATCGGATTCACAACAGAAAAACATCGAGACTCTGAGAGAATGGTCGGAAAGCTATGATGAAGCTCGTCAAGCACGTGCGGAAGATGTAGCCGCAATAGAAAATGAGTATGGAAACTATGAAAAACTTAAGGAAGAGTTACAGTCAATTACCGATGAAAACGGAAATATAAAAGACGGATACGAGAAGCGTGCTGAATTTATTACAACTACGCTTGAAAACGCGCTGGGGCTTGAAATCGACTTAACAGATAAACAGGCTCTGGCAAATGGAAATCTGTGTAAATCCATTGATGAAGTCATCAAGAAAAAGAAAGCGGAAGCCATGCTGAGCGCATTGCAGGATGATATGGCAAGTTCTTATGAGCGAATAACGGAAGCAACCTCTACGTACCAAGATGCAGTAGCTAAGACTGCAGAAGCAGAAGAAGCGCATAAAACAGCTGTAAAAGAACTTGAAGACTTAAATTTAGCAAATGAAAGAGAAAAGGCCATTGGTAATACTACTTATTATTGCGAGGAATTAAGGCAGGCAGAAGAGGCTGTTAACGATACGAAAGAAGCTCTGGAAGAACAGACACAAGTAATGCAAGAAGCAGAAATTAACATGAACTCCCTTGCTCAAGAAACGGCCAATTACAACAACTTGCAAAAGGCAGTTGCTGAAGGAGACGTTGCTGCAATGGAGGAAGCAATGAGCAGGCTAACTTCTGAGTACCAAGTTTTTTCTACGGAGATGCTTACAACAAATGATTCTGCAAGAGAAGCGCTGAAAAACCAGGCAGAAGATACAGTTTCCACTCTGCAAACCTTTCAACAAAAGGGTGGGGCAATTTATGAAGCATTCGGCGATAAAGCCGCTGATGAACTTGCAAAAACGGTAGATAATTTTAATAACTTCTCCGGAGGGATTTTAGAAGGAATTAGAGAACTAGGACCAGAAGCAAGCGGTGCCATGACTGGGGCATTGGCTACAGCGGATTTCAGTGGAAAATTGGATGATGAAGGAAAAGAAAGTTTGATGTCACTGCTACGAGCCTACGACGAGTTATCACCCGGATTGCAGGAACAATTTGCATACGGTGTAGAAGGTGCGATGCAGGGACTCGAAGGTTTTGAACAAGTACAGGAGAAAGCGAAAGAAGAAGGGCTTTCTTTTATCGAGGCATTGGCAGAGGTTTTGGAGGTACATTCCCCATCCAGAGCCGTAAAAGAAATCTTTTCCTATGTCGCACCTGGCGCAGTCGAAGGACTTTCCGAGAATGAAAGTAGTATTTTGGAAAAAGGGCGTGGCGTTGTTTCGGGTTTTGTAGAGGCACTTACAAGCGGTCTGACAGAATCTAATCTCCCAGGAATATTCGGAAATAGTACGCAGCAGGCTGTAGATGCAGCAAGCCAAAGTTTAATCGGTGGAAGCGCAGCATTAATGGCAGCTGGAGGTTATGCAGCGACAAGTGTTGGGCAGCAGTATGCTGCGTCCATGAAACAGGGAGAAGCCAGTGTAGTGTCGGCTACTAAGTCTATAACAAATGCCGCAGGCACAACGTTAAGAAATTCGAATCTCGGTGTAGATTCCACGAAACAGGGATTGCAGATAACGCAGGGATTAAATATTGGAATTAAGAACGGAACGCCGCTTGTAAAATTTGCAGTCCTAAGCCTTGGAAACCAAACAAAAGAATCTCTCAAAAGTGTAAAACTACAAAGCTTCGGAATGCAGGAAGGGAATAAACTTTCATCTGGAACAGCTTCTGGAATCAGATCCGGTGCACCACAAGCGACTTCGGCGGCATCTAGCATGGGTAACAGTGCAAAAAATTCACTCGAAAATGTCGGATTGCACGGCGCAGGGGTATCTGTTGGAGTTAATTTTGCGAGAGGATTCGAAAACGGAATACGGTCCGGGGCAAGTGGCGCCATAAACGCTGCGGCGTCGATGGCAAGACAATCGTTACAAGCGGCAAAAAATGAATTGGCTATCCACTCACCATCACGAAAAACGGAATACCTTGGAAAAATGTACGATGCCGGTGCCGAAAAAGGCATTGAGAAGAATCAGGATGCACCAATCAGTGCGGCAAAAGAGATGGCTAAAAGTATGATCGGGGCAATGGACGTAAGGGCAGCTTTTTCCGGTATGCGGGCCGCTATGAATTATAACGTTGGCAGATTTGCATCCAGAGTTCTTGTAAGCGGGCAGATTACTGGTGAAGCAAATAGTAACAACATATCTGATAAGGAGCTGAAAGCGATAGGAGAAGCTGTCGCGCAAGTGGTGAATGACCGTATGGAAGAATTTAAGTTTGTGTTCCGAGATAGAGAACTCGGAAGGGTAGTAAGGGAGGTACAGACTACATGATGGACATCTATTATCAAAACAGCAGAGGGCAAAGAATAAGCCTTGTAGACTGGCCTGTCTGGATGCAGACTGGAGATATTCTGGACTGGCAGTGGGATTACACCACTGCCGGGAACCGGATTGTAGGTTTTAGCAAAAAGCCGGTTGAAAAAAACATTACCGTAACAATCTGTGCTACAAGTAACCAAGAGTATCATGACATCCTAAATTCGTTGTTGGAAATGTTTGAAACTGATATCCGAGCACTTACACCGGGGCGGTTTTATGTAAATGGTTCCTATTTAGAATGCTATATATTTGGAAGTGCAAAATCTGAGTGGGAAGCAGATGTGACCAGTATGGACGTAGAGTTTAAAATCGTTACAGACAAACCGGACTGGGTAGCGGAAAATACACAGCAGTTCCAGGCGTCCAGTGCAGAAGTGCCAGAAGCAAAAAAATATACCTACCGATATCCTTACCGTTATGGTGGCAATAGCGGCAGCAGTTATCTTACCAACAGTGATTTTACGGATTCTAACTTTACCCTTACAATTTATGGTCCTGTAGCAAATCCACAGGTCCGAATTAGCGATTATCCATACCTTATAAACGAGACGTTAGATGTTGGAGAGTACATCCGTGCAGACAGCAGGAGCAGAACGATCGTAAAAGTAGCTGCGGACGGAACGGAAGCAAGTATCTTCGGAAAGCGGCAGATGGGTGTAAAATTCTTCCGGAACATTCCGCCCGGAATGTTGAAAGTGGAATGGACGGGATTGTTCACATTTGAAATTACACTCTATGAAGAAAGGAGCGAACCAAAATGGACGTAGAGCTTGAACTTATCGCGTCTGACCCAAACGGTATGGAAGCCGGTTATATTCCAGAAGCAACCCTTGACATGGAGATCGGAGATGTGAACGACTTCGAACTGAAAATCCCTCTTGAATCTTGGGATGAAGAGAAGTATGGGTATGGAAACCGGATATACATTCCAGATACTGAGTACGGCGGACTGTTGGAAGACCTGTCTGTCAATACAAAAAACAACGAAGTAACATGGACAGGATACACATGGCGTGGTCTACTGTCGCAGAAGATTATAGAACCACCAGAGGGACAAGATCACTTAATTCTTAACGGAGAATTAAATGAGGTAATAAAACAATTGGTTGGAAATAAGTTTGGTGATCTGATCGTGGTTGATGACGAGGTTACGGATGTGATCCTAAACAACTGGCAGGTAGACCGGTATGTGACACTGTATGCAGCCATTATGAAAATTCTGGATAGTTATGGGTATAGGCTGAATATTGCATACAAACAAGAGGAATATCCAGAAACAGGAGCCGTACATCTAAAGTCTACGAAAGTAGCCGATTACTCCGATGATATTGAATACAGCCAGGACGGACAGTTATATTTTACGGTTCGTGATTACCGTAGAGGAATCAACCATCTGATCTGTGCCGGGAACGGACAGAACGAAGAAAGAATTGTGTTGCATCTGTATGTCCAGAAAGACGGAAACATCGGAACAACACAGTATTATACCGGATTAGCTGAACGGACAGCAGTATACGACTATTCCACCGCCGAAGCGGACAAATTGCAGGAAGATGGCATAAAAAAGCTACAGGAACTGATGAATTACACAAGTGTAAGTGTATCTGTAACAGATACGGATCTTGAACTCGGAGATATTATCGGCGGATTCGAGGAAGTTACTGGAATCACGGTTAAACAACCGGTAGCGGGTAAAATCCTCCGGATTGAAGACGGAAAAGCAACTATCGAATACAAAGTGAAAGGAGCAGATTAATATGGCATTTGTACCAATTACAGCAAATACACCACCAGAGGACGCAGCACATATCTACGCCGAGGATGATGCTGCTATCTACCAGAGTATATTTGGAACAGACGGAGTTTTAGACATTGGCAGTAAACTATCCGCCACGATCCAGAGTAACAACACGATCCGGATCGCTGATGGCGTAATCGTGTGCGGAGGACATATTGGGCGAAACCGATATGCGGATTACACAGATGTTACGGTAACAAATGGATCGCCAGGCAAAAATAGAGTAGATCTGATTGTGGCAGAATTTACCACGAGTGGATTTGGTGGCACAGACACGTATACGATAAAAAATATAAGAGGTACGGAAACATCAGGGACTCCATTACCGCCTACAATTATGCAGGAAAACATTTATGCAGGCGGTAAAACCAGGCAAATCCCACTGTACAAAATAACGCTGAGTGGCGCAGTAATTAAATCTGTAGAAAAGCTATTTAATATAATAACGAATATTTGGGATCTTATGAGTGGGATAAACGGCTTAGTACAGAAAGAGACCGTCCACGCTAAATTAATGGCCAACTGGTTTGTAATTTCCGACAAGGAAAATTACAGCCTTGCTGCAGTATATTCACTCAGGGACGATGCGGCAAATTATGTGCAAGGCATACAACGTCGAAGTACAGGCGGATACACGGTACTGGTTAATGGCGGCACAAATGGCGCGGAAATGGATTTTCTGGCGGTCTGGATTAAAAACGGGGGGTTCAGTTCTGGTGGAACTGGCGAAGGTGGAGGAACTGATATACCCGTAACTGTAAGTGGGAATTACCACCTTGAGACTAAGACAGTGCTGTTATCTTATGCAAGCCCTACATTACTTAGGGGGTATGCGCTGTTTGACAGCAAGATCATATCTGCAGCGGCGACCATAGAGGACCGTCAAAATACTCCTGTACTACAGACCGAAAATGTATATACGGATGTGGGATATGCAGGAACTGAAACCCGAGTGGAAATATACGCCAAGGGTGCCAACTATGTATCCGGGCACATCCTTGCAGTACACGTGCTTGCAGTGTTGGAGGGAGCCGGGACAAATCCACCGGGTACAGGCGGTGGCACAGAGACAACACTCCCAACACCAGATAAGACACTTACAGTAGATGGAGGGTATGCAGATGCGGCAGCGACAGGTGAAGCGATCAGGCAGATTTCCGAGCAGATAAATAATCTGCCAGGAAATGGACTAAATGCTGTCGCAAGGAATCTGTTAATTACGATACTCCGTGCGGGAGTGTATACGACAGACCAGTCCGGGAATATCGCAGCGCTCGAACAGGCTCTAACAAACGAAAGTGAACAACCGAGTGGCATTGTGCAGAGTGGTAGTATTCTGGCGGTAACAAGTGGTGTTACTGCATCCAAGAGTGAGGATACATTAATCATAGGAGGTGTGTGATGAGTAAAAATGTAAGGTTAAACGAAACAGATTATAGCGGAATATCTATGATCCAATTGCCGATAACAGGCGGCGGTTCTGCCCTGTTCCGTGATATTGACGAGATAACAGGATCGGGCGGGAATAGTGGACTGAAGGAAAATCAGATTCCTGTATACCATGTTGCCGGAGAGTATACAGGCAGTAATTATACCAGTATCTATCTAAAACATAACCTCGGTGTTAAGGGAGATATTTATTTTATCCTGTGGACGGATAATCCAGATGCAGTGTTCCAATTCCATATGGGGTGTCTTACAAGCGGATTAGTTAACGGAACTACTTTAACAAGTGCCGGAGATACATTTCCCATGTATCAAGGATTCTACAAACTGACCGGGGGATCGAATCAAAGGACTATTTTTAAAACGGGTTTTGTTGCAGAAGATCCAGGTTCTACTGCAACAAACGATAACTATGTGGACGAAAATACCTTCTGCGTCAACGTAGGTTACAATATTACAAGGGGTTGCAAGTATTATTATTCGCTATATATCATTCCTGGAGGTGATAAATGATGGAATTATACAACGGAAACGGGGAGGTAATTCAGATTTCTCCGTCAGACGGCAATATGAATATTGTGCATAATCTACTTGATGATGCCGAAACGAAAAGAGGATACCTGTCACCCGCAGGTGATTTCTTTGCGGATAATAATTGGGTCACATTTGTTGTAGACGTGGAAGAACTACACAATTATACATTCAACTTTTTGGACAAGGATAACCAGTACATGTCCTTTGCTAACGAGGTTGGTTCCACAATCTGTTCCACAGGTGTCAAAACAGAGTCGTCCGGAGCCGATATAAGCTTTTATGAAAATGGGCGTAAGTTGTTCGTGCACGATATAATAACTAAGGTAGTCGACAACGAAAGCTACAGCCTACAGACTGTTACTGCACCATTAGGAGCGAAGAAACTTAAGATTGCCTGCGCTACTTCTGATCCTACAATGTTCTGCATGGTACAAGGTACATCAGCCGATTGGACGACACCCGGAACTGTAGAGCCAAACAATACAAAACAACTCCACGAAAAGGATGTGCTCTATACACTGGGTGATTCCATAACGCAAGGAACCAATGGAGGATTCCAGAAATACATCCGTGATATTACCGGATACGCGGTTGTTAATTATGCCTACTCCGGACTTACAGCCACGTCACTTGCGGACAAGGTATGTACAGACGATGTGGATTTTTCGAAAGCTTCTACAATAACAATAATGATCGGGACGAACGGTGGCGTTAATTCCACGATAGAAGATATTCCTTACATTATCGGCGGAACGGTAAAGGATATAGAAAATGGTGGGACAGTAACTTACAATGACATGGAAATTAGCACGATAGAAGCATATTGGGAGTTATTCAACACACAGAAATATCATGCTGCGATTGCTAAAATAATCGAATGGGCTAGATGGAAAAACCCGAAAATTGACATTGAATTCATAACGCCGACTATGAACGCTTTCCGAGGACTGACCATTGATGGAGGACATGAAGCGATCAGAACCGCCATGTTTGAGCTTGGGAAATATTATGGCGTACGTGTTATAGATGCGGTAAGAGAAGCAGGATTCTGCCTGCACAACATCAATACATTGACTTATGATGGCACACATTATACCGTGGAAGGCAACCGAGTATATGGCGAATATGTTGGAACGGAACTGAATTATATGTAGCGAGGTAAAGTATATGGAAATTAGAGCGAGACCGTAAACCGGTCTTATTTTTATGGAGCAAAATAGTTGCGCCGGCGGAACGGCCGGAGAAAGGAAAAAGAGATGGAAAAATTATTTAACTGGATCAGCGTGTTTTGCGGACTGATCGGCGGTGGCTTGTCATATTGGCTTGGAGGATGGGACGTGTTACTTAAAACGATTGTGTTTCTGGCAGTGGTGGATTACATTACGGGATGTATTAAGGGGATCTATACAAAACAGTTATCTTCGGAGATAGGTTTTAAAGGTTTGCTGAAGAAAATCGTAATGTTTATCGTGATCGCTGTGGCCTATGTGATCCAGGGGCTTGTTGGCGGCAAGATTCCACTGAGAGAAGTGGTAATTATGTTCTACATCGCAAACGAGGGACTGAGCCTTCTGGAGAATGCGGCGGTGTTTGTACCGGTTCCGGAAAAACTGAAATCTGTGTTATTGCAGTTAAGAGAAAAAGAAGACGAGGAGGGTAAATGATATGAATTTTAGAGAAGCATTCCAGAAAATGAAAGAAGGACATAAGGTAAAACTTCCAAGTTGGGCAGGATACTGGGCTTGGGAGAATGACACCATTATGATGCACACCAAGGATGGAAAAGTGATTGATCTGCGGCAGACAGAACGTCCTGAGTATACATTTGCCAATATGGCATCCGAAAATTTTGTGCTTGCAAATGAAACCAATACGCCAATTCTTGGTGGTGAAGCAACGTTTTCCTTCGGTGACGCAATTCGGTATATGAAGCGTGGCTTGAAGGTAAAGCGAAAAGGATGGAATGGCAAAAACCAGTATATTGAGCTTGCGAGCAATATCAGCTATGCTTCTCCCTCTGGTGTGATTGTTAACTGTGAACACGCATCTATCGGGAACAATGCGATTGCTTTTGTTGGGACATCTGGTGTACAAATGGGGTGGCTTGCATCCCAAGCAGATATGTTGGCAGATGATTGGATGTTTGTTGATTAAGATGGAGGATAAATGATAATGAGTATAAGCGTAGTATTAGCCGGACACGGTTCCGGTACACCCAGCACAAAAGGGATGAATGCATATTGTAGTAGCAGACAGGCGCAGGGACGTGGACTGGTAGAGGTATTAAGAATTGTAGGAATTACGGACATGCAAAAGCAGAAGATGCATGATCTGTATAAGAGCATTATTGGGCGTAACATCTACAGCCAGCCTCTCCGGGATTTCTGCTATAGGCAGTACCGCAGTGCGTATTACAGCGATTGCTCCAGCTCAATCTGCCGAACAGCGGAGCAGGCAGGTGTCGGTGGCATTGCATCCCTTAATACCGCCGGGATGCACTACAAGTGGAAAAAAGTGGACGGAGTGATTATCCAAAATGGATTAATACAGAATCCGGAGATTTTGCAGATTGGAGACGCCCTGATGTTTAAAGGCTCCGATCCGTCCCGTCCGCTCCAGATTGGGCACACGGAAATGGTCTACGAGATTAACGGAAAGACTGCATCTGGTGCTACCCCGATCGCGTCCGCAGGAAGCGAAGTGGTTAAATCGGGGCAGATGCACGCCAATAACTTCTGCGGTGCCGGACTTGCTATAGACGGGGTACGCGGCTCTCTTACCAAAAAAGCCGGGATTATGGTCCTGCAAATTGCTCTTAATCTGGATTATGGCTCCGGACTGGTAGTGGACGGAGAGTACGGTCCTAAGACAGATGCCGCTCTGAAAGGGCATACCGTGCGACTTGGAGAGGCACAGTACATGGTTACTGCATTGCAGATTCTGTTAATGCTTAAGGGGTACAACCCGAATGGTGTGGAGTGTCCGGGAAGCTTTGGTAGCGGATGCGAAGCGGCGGTATGGTTGTATCAGGGAGATTTTGGATTAGAACGAGATAAAATTGCTGGATACAATACGTTTAAGAGTTTAATTTCATAAAAATACCCCGGGTTCTTCCCGGGGTAAAACATCTTATGTTATTGTTAATCGTTAATTTAAATGAATCACCGTTTAAATACATCGCATGTTACTGTTTATCGAATCTTTTCTTTTGTTAAAAATAATGTTTAAATACACCATGTGTTGCTATTTATCATCATTTTGCACATAAATGGTGTTTAAATACATAAGATGTTGTTATTTATGCTACTATCTTAACATGCCTATTTAATTATGTCAAGATAGTAGTACATTTTTTATATATTAACTATTTTCACCTTCTTTCCAATCCAGTTCTAATTTCTGCCCACAAGACGGACAATAATTTAAGTGACATTCGACCGCCAAAAAAGTCGGAAACGCTAATCCGCAGGTTGGACATTTTCCGAGGAAATCTTTGGAAAAGTCGTTTGACATCTTTACCTTTTTTGAAGCTGATTTCGGGTCCACACCGCCAAAAAGAAGTTCTGTAAATGTGCAAGGACATTCAGAAGGAATTCTTTTGTATGCATCGGAAAACCCGTCCCCATAAGCCACGATTAAAGCGTTATCAGATATACTAGTAGGCGTATCCCACAAGTTATCACGAGTATTAATATAGAATGCACCATTTACAAAACGGCATTTATATTCTTCGCGTTTAGTTAATTTTCCATATTCATACTTATCTATTGCCACTTTGAATTCTTTCATATTTTCTTCTTTCTCCCCTTCTCCCTGGGGTCAAGGATTTATTATTTATAAGTTCTTACCTTGTTGTATCCTAGTATAATGGCATCTTGCATTTCGGATGTCATCTGAGCATCTGGGTTCGGGCAATTAAAAGCGACCAATGTGAGTCTCCTTACCCAGTAAGACGGGTAGTGCGGAATATGTGCATTTGCAACCTTGTACTGGCTCAGAATAAATTTTCTGAATTTCTCTACGGTTGACATATTTCGAGTCATCTTAAACCCGGTGTGTTTCATTAAATAAGAACCCTTGTAGTTTAGGTACTCTAAGTACCATCCGCAGGCATACGCCCACAGTTCCATATCGTCACCGATTTCTACGAATTCCTTTCCGGAATTCATTATTTCGTTATCGAACATTTCAAATTTATTCAACACTTTATCCATCTTTATTCCTCCTTTAAACCCACGTACCACACGTGGTATTTTTTTCGTACACGACTTCGTATCCTTTTCCGAGGATACGCATATGGTCTACGTATACATACACTTCCTCAATCCGGTCCCAAGCCGGATCGTTAACGAAAGAAAACATGTCCTTAAACTCCGGGATCGTTTTTGTTTGCCACGCACCATTTCTCCAAACATCAATCTTTTTCTGCTGTATTCGTTCAACGTTGTACACAGCATCGGTCAACACTTTTTCCATGAATTCAGTAACATTCTGCCCGTTAAATTCGGCAGCAGAAATAATGCGTTTCTTAAGTTCCTCTGTCATCCTCAGATTAATTCTTTCTGTTTTTGCCATGTTCTTCCTCTCTTTCTTATGCAGTTAAAAGATTAACAACTTCACAGTTTTTCGCTTCCGGGACATATACGTTTTCAATGTTGTCCCAGTAACCGCATTTTGCGGTATGCTTTCTACCGCCTGCGTACCTTACTAATTCGATGTAGGTACGATTTTTACCGTATTTCACCCAGTCGTTGCAAACCCATTCGTCGTAACGGC